ACCAAAGTTCTTCTCATAAAAGGATGACACCAATTGAGCGTTCATCTTTGCCCATTGAGCATCACGCTCTTTCCACTCCTGGTATTTCTTCTCCAGGTCCTCATCCATGGTCAGTTCATACTCTTTACATACCTTACGTTGCTCTTCTTCGTTGGTGTAATCATTGAATACCAATGACATAGCACCAGAGCGAATACTAGCAGGGCACATACCTACACAGAGCATGAACTTCTCAAATAGTTTGAAATACTGTTTGGCAGTAAGATCTGCTGCTGGTGCTGTGATCTTGACATGTTCTTCTGGGATGTAGTCATCAGCATCCAAAAAAGATCCATAGGTATGGGTGAAGGTTGCGTCAAACTTAAATTGTACTTCTGCTTCGTAGGTCATTTGTCGCCTCGTTGGAGTTCCTCTAACTTGTCCATAATACCATCAAAAGACATGATCTGGTCAATACGACAGATCAATTCTGAAATAGTGTTACATACCACTGGTCGCTCTTGCCTAGCAGCATATGCTAGAGCATTTCGTAGCGATCCTTCTGCTTCCTTGAGAGAGTCTTCAACTGATTTAGAGAGTGCCATTTAATTTACCATCAACAAAGAGTAACATTTTACGGGGATAAGCAGCGTAATGAGCAGTCCACACTGCTGGATATACTTCACAATAACCAGTGTAATTGGTTATTTGTATTGTCCCATGATTGCCATTAGGAACTGAGACAAAGTTTGCCCATGGTGCTGTTTCAGAATAATTATCATCACCAGGCATTAGCTCAACAAAATCTGCTGCGCCAGAATAATTGATCTCATAGAGATAACCATCAGGACACAACCAATACTCAGTCATGCTAGATGAAAGATCTTTTGTTTGTAGATCTTTCATATAAAATCCTGGTCCTAGATCATATGTACAATGGATAGTGTCGAACATGCCCATGATTCTACCTCAGATAACCATTTTCTTCAAGCCATTTACGGGTGAGTGGTGTCGGTTCGTAGACTGTCCACATATTGCCCTCAGCACACGCCTGAAGCGCTTTCATGGTCATTCCCTCTGTCTTACCTGCCCACGTCGCTTCTGCCTCCCAGGGGACCGCTGAGGCAGGATATGTACGCTCTACCATCTCACGCCACAGTGGTGGCACTGCCTCTTCAGGCATAATGATAGCAATCATACTATTCTTGATACTACCTGCCATACAATCTTGTGCTGCATGCCATCCTTCATGTCTCATCACACTCATCAGTGTAGAGTAACGCTTAACCAATGTAGCATTAAGGAAGAAGTTATTGCTCACAGTATGGTAGACACCACGATGACCAGCAGGGAAATACTTCTCAGGTGCCATGTATACTTTGACACCAATCTTATCCAATGCTGTCAACATCTGATCAAACTCATCAGACATTGGTGGTGTCATAGGAAACTTCTTGTAGTATTTTGCTACATCCTTGTATGATTTAATCTCAATTACACCATCATTACACTCACGAAGGATCATACAACCCATGGCATCCATGGTGTAATAACCTTTGATTTTAGATTCATTGGCTAGAACAACACTACTAAATGCCAGACTGATCGTCGTCAGGAATGCGGGGATTAGCGAACGTACCATAATTGTGTGTGTAATAAAGGAAATTGTTAATGGTACGCTCGATGCCTAACGATTCTTTCACCGCTAACCATGACTCGTACTCTAGCTGGAGATCTTCACCTAATTCTATATTTACTTCCATCTTGGTCCTAACGCCCACCCCACTAAACAATATCTAGTGCCAGTCTTTACTGGTAATACTCTATGCCTGGTTCGTGAATCAAACACACACAATGTACCACGCTCTTGTGGTACAAACTCACAATGAGTATCATCACACAACTGTACTTTGCCACCAGTATAATCTGACGAATCACTCAACTGTAATGTGAATGATAGTTTTCTTACATATTCCAGCATTTCTGGTCTATATGTCCACGGATTAGGTGATTCATATGCTAGTCCCATTGTATAATCATCATCAGTATGCCATTTGTAATGGTATCCAGGACGATATTCAATATGCTGAGATTCTATAGAGTACATGCCACGAATATCATATTGGAAGTATGATTCGTTTGCTTGTGATATGTATTGCCACATAAATGGACCAATCCAATCATTCTCAGATGCCCATCTTACACCAGTACGTCTATGTCCACGATTATGTACTGCTGTGCCTAACTCTGCTGGTTTATCACCAAAGTAAGAACAAATCTCATCACAAATACGTGCTGGAAGTTTTGTTTCCAGCACGATCCATGGTTTCTGTTCTTTTAAATTTAAGAGTCTTGACATGCTTGAAACAGTTGATCTTCACGATAATAAAGAATCTCATCGTTCTCAAGATCCATCATCCATTCGGTGAACTCTTCACCAATGGCAACAGCATCTTCAGTACGATCATTCTTCATTAGGTGCTTGAATCGACGGAAACGATTCTTCATGATAGTGTCAACCTGTTCGGATACAGATTCGTGTTCAGACTGGAGAGGATTCATTTGATTACGAGTGAGTTGGCGAGGTGGTCATATTGCACGAAGGTCTTACCCTCGGGCAGAATATCCATGATAGCACGGGCGAAGTCATTTGGGAAGCGACCGTGGTATCTCCAGAACTTAGTTACTTGCTCTGGTTCAAGGTCAGCACGTGGGCAAACACGTACTGGTGTAGCATCATAATCAATGGGAGCAAAGAGATCAGAAATGTGAGAGAGTTTCTTCATTTGGTGTAAGAGTAAACTTCAACGTTGTGCTCATAGTACAGTTTAGCAGAATCAATGAGAAGTTTACTCATGTGAGCAACATACTCCACATCTTCTTCGTTAGGATCGAAATCGTAGGAACAATCCCAATCAACAGTGCCATCAACATTTACGGGAGCACCGAACACTGTAACACCATCATCATCGAGAGCAAATGCTTGCTCATTGGCAACCAAGTAATACACAGGCAGTGTCATGGGAGAAAAACGATTGAACTCTGTAATAATTTAGCAAAGATGTGGGCAGATGTCAAGCATCAACGTTTGTAGAGATAACCACCTGCCCAGTCAGCATGTTGAAGCAACCACTCACGTTGAGTGATCACAAGCAGATTGAAACGAACACCCTTAGCAGGTGATTTGGTGTTAGCGGGTTTGTACACTTCACCAGTCTTCATGTCAATGAAAGCGTGGATGCTATCACGCTTGCCGTTGATGGTCATGTAGATCTTGTGATACTTACGACCTGTAGAATCAAGGTAAAAACCATACCCATCAGGAGCATTTTGAGTAAGAGCATCACACAGCATCAACCCACACTTAACAATGTTAAGGTAGATAGTGTTACGAGCAGTCTGCTCAGAAGCGAATTGGGCGAAGGTGGTGGTCATGGGTCATCCCCTGTCGATGTCTTTATTATAGGACCTCAGAAGTCCTCCAGGAGGTCTTGGGGGACACTTTCCACACTGTCCCACAGTTCCTGCTCTGCCATCTCTCGGATGATAGATTCTCGTGCTTCATAGTCACTGAAAATGTCAATGTCTTCGTACATAATTAATCGTCTCGTGAATGATTACCGTGAACTAAATGCAATTGATCCCAGTCAGCTCTGTATACTACCAAGCACACATTTCTTACTGGTTCTTCTGGAAATACTCTAATACAAACAGACACATAGTCTTCGTCAGCAAACTTAATAACGCCTCTATATTTTTTGTAATAGACTTCTGTTCCTTCTGGATACATATGTGAATTCGTCAATGGGGTCTTCACTGTAGGCATAAGAAAGAGCGTCTGGGTACATTGTATTAGCAATATAGTGTGCCTGAGCAGCACTATTAGCAATTAGAAACACATCGTAATTGATTGTACCATGTCCAGGTTCTGAGTTTTCATCTTCCCAACCCATTTCTACCTCAATCAAGTACACATTGCCATTGCTTAAATGTGCTTCAAAGTCATGTATAATATCAGCAATCATATTCCTTATCGTGCATGTCTGACATTTCTTGTTGTAGCTCTTTGATGTAGTCATCTTGACTACGTATTTTATCTTGGTAGTCTTTAACCAATGCTTTCATTTCATCTACCATAGCTTTTTCTGATTCTGTCATGTTTGGTTTTATTCAAAAAGACAATACTACTTATTCTATCACAGAATTAGAAAATGGTAAGTTGTTCGAATTGAATGTGATCACAGCAAGAGTCATCGTCTTGCAAATCTAGCATGTCAGTGTCAACATGCTTGAAAAGTTTGCCAAAGAGAAAGTCAACAAACTCTCGATCTTCTTGGGTAGTCATTAGAAATTCAGGTAAGTGTTGTCAGGGAACAGACCCATCTCTTCACAGCGACACTCGTAAGCGATACGCTTGAGCATTTCAATGTCCATCTCTTCAATAGATTTGAGGATGGTACGACGGAGTTGCTTGTCTTGTGTGGTGTCAGTGATCATGGGTCGTTCCCTTGACTACCTTTATAGAATACAGGATTTGACGAGGAATGGGGGAAATGGTGGACAGTCCCCCAACTGGTCAGCAGAAAACAGGAGAATAGTCGGAACCAGCATATGCTTCAGTGTTGAAGTCAGTGACCTCAGCACCGTTGGCGATCAGGTTACGGATAGAATACAGAGCGTCAGACTTAACAACGGTAGAGAAGGACTTCATCTCGCTCTCAGCACCAGGATGCCAGATCACACGCTTAACGAAACGCTTGCCGCCAGCGACAGGGAAGAAGTCAGTCTGGGTGGCGGAGGTCAGGAGTTGCATTGGTGTCTCTCGATTACCTTGTAATTATAGGTCAGTAGGACGGCACCACGTCGTTCCGTAGTCCAGTTTCTGAACTGTCCATACGCTCATAGACTTCTTTAAGTTTATCATATAGCGTAGAAGCACTTCCGTATTCTTTAGCAATTTGATTCTCATCTCTCATTGTCAACAACTGTAGTGCTGACAATAAGATACCAATCTCATTGACGTTTAAGTTTACCTGCTGTTCGTACATTAAAATACCTCTCTATGTCCAAGCATTAATGATTTTAAACTGAATACTCTGTCCATTTGTTCTTTGTGGTATTCAAGATTTTCTTCGAGAACAGATAGAATCTCCTCGTATACAAATCTAGGATCAACTTTCTCATCATCAAGATAATCAAAAATAGCATCACATAGGCGAGACCGACGTTGCTTTCTATATTCAGCATTCCAATCGACCTGAATTTCGGGACGCCCCTCAATTACTCCTTCATGTCCAGTCATTAGTCTGTTGCCCTCCAACGATAAGGTTTTGGTTTAGTTGATACTACACACTGAATAATTATTTTAGCATGTTCTTCAGCATTTGCTTCTGACCATTCTGTACCCAACTTACCATCATTGTACGATGAGTACAGATAGGTAGAAATAACATCTATTAAAGCAGCATTGTCCATCAATACCCCCACAGAACCCATGAGTATCTGATGCCTTTGGTAACTGGTTTGACCATATGTGGATATAAAAAGCATGATGGAAATACTAGCATATCTCCTTGTTTCATGTCAATCACCTCATCATTTATCACAAACTCACCACCTTCGTAGTCATCATTGAATGTTCCAACAATACTAATAATTGGAATACCTTTACGTTCACCATCAAATAAACTATGGATATGATCAACATGTTGATTGATACCCTGTCCTACGGAGTATTTGTTAAATCTAACTCCACAGAATTGACTGACTGCCATATATTTCTTTTCATATCTTTGGACACAAGATATAATGGCATCTTTCATCTGAAACATCAGATCTGTGTTGTATGATGTCATGAAATCTTTTCTATCACGAATTCTATGGTCGCTAGATCCATACCATACATGTGGTTCCCATTTGTTAGACTCTAGTATTCCAATAGCATTATCACAAAAGTCTGAACTAAAAATAGTTTCTTTGTATACGTAATCACTCAGGCATGTCATAATCTTTTCTCATCTTATTAAGTTCACGTCTAAGTTTCCAGTTCTGATATTTGACAGTCGTTCCAATTGTAATTAAATACCACTGCCTTTTTATCTGTACCCACAGGTTCATTAACTGTAAGTTGAGATATACCCCAACATTGGGATCAATTAAAATTATAGCAGCAATGAAAGCAAACACACATAAGGTGGCACTGTAGTACAGATTCATAATTGTTACCAAATATTTTTAGATTTTACAGTCCTCATATCATCAATTTGATCTCCACCCTGTATATTATGAGCAAGTTTACGAAATAAACAATTCCAAAGAATTTTCTTTCTACCAGATGTAACTCTGCTACTCTTATGTATATGATACGTGTCAACAGGAAAACAGAGTACACTTCCTTTCTTTGGCACAACCTTAAGTCTATCATTCAAGAACATGGTATTGCCGCCATCAAACTCGTCGTTTAAGTAAACAATATATGAGAACTCTGGTACATTATAAGGAGAAAGATCTTGGTGCCAATGGTAGTAATCATCAACACTATACATTCTCAATATATTTTTGCCATACCACATATCTGGACTGATATAATTTTCTTTCTTCCATTTATAATGTACCCACATATTCTCCATGAAATATGTGTTGTGTGACCTGTGTATCATCTCCCAGCAAATATTATTTAATTCGATATGAGGAGTGACATCATACGTATCGTTTTGTCTAGTTCTACTTCTAAACTCATGTATTAGTTCTACATCAGTTGAATCTAGCACAGACAGCAAATTATCACATTCTTCTGGAGCAATTAGATCATCAATCTGCCAGATATATTTGGTATACTTTGTTATGTTCATGGATATTTTACAATAACTAACTCTGTCTTCTCATAACGCTTGGTGCCAGACATTTGATATGGGAATGTAAGATACCTAAACTCAGTCCATCCTTGATAGAGTGAGCGTACAGCATCGCTGTTGTCATAAGACATCACAAACCCACCTTTATGTTGCTTCAAGGTATCACAGAACTTCTCATGGTCGAATGATTTATGTAGGGCACCATCTTTGCCATAGTAATGACTCACAGTCTCATAATATGGTGGATCCAGGTACATAAAGTCATTTTGGTGCTTCGGGATCGTGTCGAAGCAACTGCCATAGGCAAACGACACGTTCGGAGCATGAAAATTCCTAAGTTTATCAATTCCCACAAGTCTGAACTCTGCTCTACTACGAACGGTAGAACATCCGATCTTACCTGAGTACGAACCCTTGATTGCAATGTAAAATGACCACGCTCTGGTGAACTTATCCTCACTATCTAACCCTGGGAGGAAGGATTTGTAGTGATCACTGTCAACTAATGGGAAGTGCTTCTCAGCAGCGTCTGCCAGGCGCTCTCCTCCCTCCTCCATCAGGATCTCCCAGAAGTCTGCCAAGGGACGGAAAATATCATATCCCTGTACTTTGATGCCCTGAGATGCCATCAGCATTTCAGTGCTGCCACCACCCCAGAACGGTGACACAATAGATTCGATGCCAGGGTTGACATCACGAATGATCTCGATGAGATCTTTCTTCATACGATTCTTCCCTCCAGCATAACGATAGAGGGAAGAGTTGGTCACTTTCATTTGGAGAGATGGGGCCATGAATAGGTGTTACGAAGGACTTTAGTGGTAAACTTTTCTCTATTATACTCTACTGCCACGTGATTTGACAACTCGATGGCAGCACACATCATCTCAACATAATCTGTGTTGTTGATGAATCCACGAACATAGCGGTCAGCACCAGAGCGAACAGTGTGGAAGATCTGTGCTGCCAGATTCTTGTCTCCATACAAATACTCTTGTAGGACAGTGTTGAGAACCTCTTTGTAGTTGCCCTGACTGCCACCAGCACGTGCCACACCTTTCTTAGTCAAACGGAAAGGTTGAAGGGATGACATACCAATGTTTCTCCACATATACTTGTGGTACTTCTTGGCACAGATAGGAGCAAAGGTTTTCAGTTCTTCTTCATCCATACTGAGAATCTTAACCTTCTCTTTCTGCCCCTTAGCAGATGCTTTCATGGTATCATCGTACCATGTGTTATATTCTTCCATTCCCTTGGAAGCACGTTTGCGCCAGCGGGCAATGAACCCCTCCATGGTGGATTGCTTACGGTTTTCATTGACGTTGTAAACTACCAGCAGCATGTTGTCAGGATGATCACCACCATTGGGTTCAATGTGCTCCACTTGGAAGTCAAGAATGCTGTAGGGACCAGTGCCAGTGTAAGCACACTTACAATCCTGGTTCAGATACATTTGACAGACCAGGATGCCACGAGCGTGGGTAGGATTGTCTGTGTGGGTCTGGGTAGCAGGATCCCACCAACCGATCTGATTCTGCTGCCCAGTCTTACGAATCAAGGCACGATCGGCAGTGCTGTGAGCGTGGTAATACTCTTCTGCTGCTGCCCATGTAGTGTCCACAGTGTATGCTTTCTCACGAATAGCAGCACCACCAGATAACAGAGTCTCCTCGTTTGCCAGGAGACCCTGTACCTGTTGCCAGGTAAGAATTTGGTGACCAGTGATACGAGTGGATTCCATGATCAGACAGTGACAGAAACAGCGGGGAGACCCTTGACGAAGATAGTATCGACAAGGTTTTGAAGGCGTTTGATAGTGGGAGCACCGTAGTTCTTGAAGACAGGGACAATAACCTTGCCAGTGGACTTACGGTACATCTCGAACTTGCCAGGGATAATCTTACCACAAGCGATGTCAGCAGCGTCGTCTTTGTTCAGACGGATAACACGACCGACAGTCTGTGCCATCTGAATCACATCCAGTTGGCGAAGAAATACACAGTGAGTGAGACCGTGAACGTTGATACCCTCGGACAGGATGCTATAGTGGAAGATCACGAACTTACGGTTAGGATCTTTGCCCCAAGCATTGAAGGTGTCGAAGAACTGCTCACGGTTGACCTTGGTCTTGTTCACATAAGCACCATACTTGCTGGTGATGTGAAGCACATCATAACCTTTGTCATGGAAGAACTGAAGGATGCTAGTCTTGGACAGCAGGTTGAACATGACTTTGCTGCTAGGAGCAGCAACCAGGATCTTGTTGCCATCAGCATCAATATCATTGATGAGATTGGTAAGCGTATCCTTATCAGATTCGTAAGAAAACTGACCCTTGACACGTTCGAAGTCAACCTCGTAAGAGATCACTTCAGGAGACAGAATGTTGCCGTTGCTGACCAGTTCAGGAGCAGGAACAGACTCAAGCACAGGACCATAAACAACACGGTTGTTCATGCCACGACCAGTAGAACGGGTGTGCTTAGGAGTAGCAGTGAAGAAATAATAGTTGGTAGCGTCAACGTTGAGCACAGACTCAAAGAAGTGACGTTGAACAGCATTGTGTGCCTCGTCATAATAGATGACATCGATGTTGATCTCTGCCTCTACAATACGACGAAGAGAATTGTAGGTGGTGAAGATAATCTCATGAACACCAGCAGTCTTACAGACAGCGTGATGGCACTGAATTTCCTGAACTTTAGTGCTGCTAGCAAAGGAAGTCTCACCACTGTGAACGTGGAAGACCTCAGCATTGACAGTGCCGTTGAGAGCAGTCCAGAACTCATCACACAGTTGGTTTGCCAGCAGAATACGTGGGGCAACCACAACAATGGTCTGGGGGGTCTCAGCAGCGAGCAGACGGCGCTCAGTGTCCTTGATCATCACAAGAGTCTTGCCACCGCCCGTAGGAACGATGACCTGACCGTGAGTATTGTTCTCAAGAGCAGTGAGAGCACGCTGCTGGTGAGGACGAAGAGTGAGCATCGGGTGCCTTGCTGACTACCCTGTAATTATAGCAGAAAACCGCCCGTGGTGGGCGGTCTAGACCAGTTCTCAAAGTGTCTGTGGTCTCGGTTCCCTCAGTCCATTCATACCATCATTTCCTCTAACATAGTCACCATTAGTGAAAATAACATACTGAATGAAATAATCCTCATCTTCTGGTTTAACACCTGGGAAGTTATCTCTACAGAACTCCCATGCTGATTCTTCGTCAGTAAACTCTACGAATGTGAACTCATTATACAATAGTTTATCAAAGATAGCAGGATTTTCAGACTGCATATTCAGATAATATGCTGAGTAGATAGCATTTGCCTTGGTAGCATCATCTACACCATCGGGACCGACAGTTCTTAGTAGTACGACAGTAGTTTGTAGTGCTTCGCTGTAGTGTCTCATCCACTCCACAAAGTTTCTAGTGGTAACGTACATATCAACCTCCAGTAATATTCAAGTTTTCAATAACAGCACCAGTTAGACCAGCGTTAATTTTATATTGTTCAACTTTATCCCAGATCGCTTTCGCTACTGGAATTCCATCAGCTAATCTAGATTGTTCAATAATTGCTGCCTGTTTTACATTGCCAAGAATAAGTTCTGTAGCATAAGTTCCAGTTCCTTCAATTGTATAAGAGAAATGAGCAGGAATAGACAAGTATTCTACAGTATGTTCTGGATCGTTACTGTGATATTTAAATGGATCAATTGGCCAGTTGAATTCTTCATCATAGATTAAGTAATCTAATACATCATCAAAATCTGATGGTTTTTTAACATTATCTCTAATATATTGTCTGTATACATTCCACAATGCTAACTCGCCTTCGAATGCCTCTGGAGCATCTGCCAATTGAGTCCAATCAGAATTTCTCAACAACATTTTAGACTTGTTCTGCTTGTCTTGATCCATTAGATTGAGATATTCCGTTGCCGTGGCAACATCTAAGATTGCTTTAGATCTAAGAACATCATCATCTAGTTTCTGTACTTGTAAAGCAGCTTTCATAATGTTGAAGAGTTCAGTCAACTGACCAAGATCTAGTTCTTTATACTCATATCTCTGCCATTTAGACTGTTTGGTATTAAAATCAAATTTCAGTTTTTCTTTTTCTAGAGAATACTCACCATCTTCATAGATAGAGAAACTTACAATTCTGTCATTATCATTAGACCATTCATCTGGCATATGATTATGTAAATTCGAATTTATAGTCTCACTCAATTTACTAGCAACATAAACATACTCGCCTAGTTGCTTCGTTCTTACAACGATGAGACGATGTAGGGCATCCCATTCTAGGATAGGCTTACGTTCTTCTGGTGGTAAGATTCTCTCAAATTGAAAATCGTCAGGATTGAATGCCATTTCTACTCTACGTTTCTAACTATTTAGAATGCTTTGATCATCCATTTGACCCACGTATATGGTGAGACAAGAGGTACATCATCTTGTGGGTCAAGCGCTGGTGTTGGAACTAGTTGCTTGCTTTGTGATAAAGTAAATGTTCCTGGCAAAACTTGAATACCAAGATCATTAATAGCAGTGTCATCACCCTTGAATACAACATTAACACTGCTGTTCACACCACCCGAGAAAGTGTTTAAAGCAGAAGATGTGGTTCCTCCAGTTTCATTGTTACCATAACCATACACGTTATCAATAGATTTTGGATCAACATTATAAGAAAGATAGTGATTGTGCTTCAATTTTTGTGTAGGACTATAAGATTTAACAGTAATCTCTTTTCTGGGAATATCAATAGAAGCAAGCCATTTTAAAGCATCACCAGATCCACCAGCAGTTCCACTATTTCCACTAAATGGTGAATTCGCTAGATCAATATAATCATCAACTTCGTTATAATTGGCACCACCAGATTTCATGTTGGCTTGGTTTACAGTAACACTACCATATGATCCCATGCTTTCTGTACCTTGGTATCCTGGGTTTGTACCATCTCCCCATTGAGATGTAGATCCATTCCACCACGCTGGAGTATTGTTACAGTATGACGAGTCAGGTAAGTTACTACTATCCATATTATAATCATCGGTATGATATCCCCACAAGTTAATAGCAATAGTAGTGGTGTTAGAAAATGTTGCCGCTGTCGATGATCCTACATTATTTGTGCCAACCTGAACGTCTTGACTATATCCACCAGCGCCACCCCAGTTAATTCTACCCTTAAAATCTCCTGGGTCTGCTTGTCCAGCAACCATTTCGTGGAAGTGAAGGGGAACATCATAAATCTTTTCTTCTTTCAAACTAACTGGACAAACCGCTTCACCTAAAGTAAAGAACTCAATAATACCCTGTACATCACTATATCCTGTCGTGGTAACAGTAGCAATACCAAAGAAATCAGAATCTTGTGCTGGTTGTCCAGTTGCTGGTGTGG